CCTGGATGCAGGCTTGAGCGGCTTCGCGGAATTCCGCGAAGCCGTTTTTTATTTGAGGAGCAGGACGCCGATGAGCAAAAGCAAAGAGAAGTCTCCCAAGGATTGCCGCGGTTGCGCGCGTTGGAACGAGGTTAAGGATCGGGTAAGGGTTTCGGAGGCACTGGAAACCGCGATCAAGGCGGTCGAAACCAAGATCAATGCCACCGATTTCAAGCCGACCCTGGCGGAATATCTTAAGTTGATTCAGATGGAGAAGGAACTGAAACAGGACGACGCGAAGGAGATCAAAGTCACATGGGTGGAACCAGCGGTGACGTCAGAATCCGAGAAATAGCATACCACCCGCTGCCTTCGCAAAAAAGGTTCCACGATCTCGACGTACGATTCAAGGGCTTTTCGGGGCCGATCGGGTCCGGAAAGAGCCAGGCCCTCTGCCAGGAGGCCATCCGGCTAAGTTACTTGAACCCAGGAAGATTGGGATTATTGGGCGCGCCGACGTACCCGATGTTACGGGACGCGACGCAAGCGACGTTGTTCGAGATTCTCGACGGCAACGACATTCCATACGACCACAACAAGGCCGAGAACACAGTGGTGATGCAAGACACCGGATCCAGGATGTTATTCCGGCCGGTGGATGAATTCGAACGGCTGCGAGGCACGAACCTGTCATGGTTCGGGCTGGACGAGTTGACGTACACGCAAGAAGAATCCTGGTTGCGGCTGCAAGGACGGTTGCGGGACCCATTGGCCAGGCGGCTGTGCGGTTTCGCGGTGTGGACACCGAAAGGATACGACTGGGTATACCAGAAGTTCATTGCGGATCCGGTGGAAGGGTACCAGGTTGTGACGGCCCCGCCCGAAGAAAACCGGTTTCTTTTGGAGAAGATCCCGGACTTCTATAAGCGCCTGAAGGACAGTTACGACCCCAAGTTTTACGAGCAGGAAGTGATGGGGTTGTACATCAGCATGGCAGGCGGCCGTGTTTACTCCGCGTTTGACCGTAACCGGCACATCCGGAAGATTGAGGTGGATCCGTGGAAGACGCTGTACTGGGCGCTGGATTTTAATGTGGACCCGATGAGTTCGGTGATCGCCCAGATTGCGGGCGGCACAGTCCTGGTGGTGGACGAAATTGTGATCCGGCATGCCACCACGGAGCAGGCTTGCGAGGAGTTCATTAAGCGGTTTCCCAGGCACCGGGCCGAGGTTGTGGTGTATGGGGACGCCTCCGGGAACCAGCGGCAGACAACAGGATCGTCGGATTTTCAGATGGTCCGCGACCACTTTACGGTTCATACCACGACCGAGGTGAGGTACCGGTTCCCAAAGTCGAACCCGAGTGTGCGCGATCGGGTGAACCTGGTCAATCGCACCCTGCTGACGGCCGCTGGAGACATCCATCTGACGGTGGACCCGAAGTGCAAGGAACTAATCAAAGATCTCGAGCAGGTGTGCTTCAAGGCCGAGACTAACGAGATCGACAAGACCCGGGACCGGCAACGGACCCATGCGTCAGATGCACTGGGTTACCTGATCTGGCAGGAATGCAACCCGGGCAAGGACGCGGGGGAGAGGAACAAGCCACTTGGCTTATAGCCATGCAGAACATTAACCGAGAACATCCGGAGTACATCGCCCGCAAGGCGATGTGGAAGCAGTACCAAGAGCTCTACGCAGGCGGCGAGCGGCTGCGCATGAATGCATCAGAGTATCTGTTGCGGCGGCACAAGGAACCGGGCGAAGTATATCAGGAAAGGCTGAGCCGGGTGTTTTACGAAAACTACATCGGGTCGATCGTGGACTGGTATGCGGCGACGCTGATGCGGCGGGAACCGATGTTGTTATTCGATGGGACCGACGTGACGGCGAAGCATTTCTACAACATATTGTCGGAGGACAGCGACCTGAAGGGGACCAACCTCCACGAGTTTTTCCGGCAGCGGTTCATTCAGACCATGGTATGCGGAAGAAGCTATATCGTGGTGGACTTTCCGCGAGGTTCCGGGCAGTCGTTGACGAGGGCCGAAGAGGATGCGTCCGGGAGGTCGCGAGCGTATCTGGTGGACTACAGCGCAGACGAGGTCATCAACTGGAACTACGACCCGGGGGGCGGACTGGATTGGGTGGTAATCCGGACGTCGTGCCTGCAGCAATCGGATGTTACGGATTCGAAATGGGAGCAAGAGACGCGGTGGATTTACTACGACCGCGAGAATTTCCAGGTATTCCGTAGGACCGGCGAGGCGAAACCCCTGGAGCTGATAGATGAAGGGCAGCACGGGTTCGCGTCTTTACGGCGGGTACCGATGTTCGAATTGAAAGTGTCCGAGGGGCTGTGGCTGGTCAACAAGGCTGCCCTGCTCCAAGTGGAGCACTTTAACAAATCGAACGCCCTGTCGTGGGCCTTGACGATGGGCCTGTTTGCCACGCCGGTTGTTTATACGGACCGGGAGTGGAACCAGATCGTCGGCGAATCCTATTACATCCAGCTCGGGCCACAGGACCGGTTTGGGTGGACAGAGCCGGAAGGCAAGGTGTATCAGATCGCAGCCGACAACCTGGTCCGGTTAAAGGACGAGATTTACCGGGTCTGCTATCTGATCAACCAGTCGGAGAATCCCACCGGGGGCGCCCTGAGGATGTCGGCCGTGAGCAAGCAGAGAGACTTCGGAGTGACACAGGAGGTGCTGCGCGCCTACGGCGACGCAGTGAAGGACACGATGAAGCAAGTTCTGCGGGCAATCGCGGCGGCAAGGCAGGATGACGTGTCGATCGATGTCACGGGCATGGACGAATTCGACATTGGGGACTTCGGCATTGAGTTGGACGACGCGAAGAAGTTGCTGGACCTGGGAATCGCGTCGGAAACGCTCAAGAAGCAGGTTTTCAAGAGGCTGGCGTTCAAGTACCTGTGCGATGCGAGCCAGGAGATCAAGAACCGGGTGGCGGAGGAGATCGAAGGCGCCGTAGCCGGCTAAGTAACGACGGGGCAAGGAGGAAGAGTTCGGAGCAGATACGGAGAGTCAGAAACAGGAGGCTTATGGAAGGCATAGATGTTCAGGCGATTGTGCGGCAGGCGGTCCAGGAGTTTGTAAGCCACGAGCAGACCAAGAGCGAACCGGCTTACAAAGCGGAGCTCGAAGAAGAGCGGCGGCGGCGGGAGCAACTGGAGCGCAGGCTGAACGAGGTGGTGGCGGAAAACAAACGCAGCCGCCAGGTCGCCGAGGAAGCAGAGCGCAGTTCGTCGATTCGAGCGGAATTGCAGCGGTTAGGCGTAGCCAAGATCGATCTTGCGTTCAAGGTGGTGAAGGATGGAATCGCGCGGGCAGAGGACGGACGTCTCGTGGCACGCGGAGATAACGGTGAGATGCCGTTGAAGGACTACTTAACGGCGTTCGTGACGGAGAATCCAGAATTTCTGCCGGCGCGCATTGCTGGGGGGACCGGGATGACGGCGACCCTCAAGGCCCCTCTGGAAAGCAGAGAGACGGTGAGTATCGAACAGATCCGCCCGGGCATGAGCAAAGATGAGATGCAACGGGTACGAGAGGAAATCGTACGCGTGGCGTCGCAGACCCTGCGGGGGCTGTAGGAAGCAGAAGGCCACGCAACACAGGCAGGAGTGCTTGTGCCAGGGCCAAATTAAGGAGAATGAATGGCAGCTATAACCTCAAGTAACGTCGCAAACGCGATTGTCAAGCTGGTGGCGGCGGACGCATTGCCGGTACTGGTCAGTAACCTCGTGATGGGGAACCTGGTGAATCGCGATTACGAGCCGGTGTTGGCACACGCCGGCGACACGGTCAATGTTCCGATTCCACCAACGATGGTGGCGAACAACATCGCAGAAGGCGGCACTGTTCAGACGCAGAACCCGAACCTGGGGAACGCGCAGATCGTGCTGAACACGCACGCTGAATCGACCTTCCAGATTCCGGACGTCACGAAAGTGCTGGCGGTTCCGGACCTGCTCAAGGTTTACATGGAGCCGGCGGTGGCGGCGATCGCGGAGAAGATCGAGAGCGACCTGCTGAACCTGTATGCCGGTTTTACCGCCAACGCGCCGGTGGGCACGCCGGGCACGACGATCACGGAAGCGACGATCGACGCGGCGGAAACCGCGTTGTTTCTGGCGAAAGTTCCATCGACCGAGCAGAAGTTCATGGTGGTCGATGCGGCTACCTATTCGGCGTGGCGGCAAATCCCGCGTTTTAGCGAGTTCCAGACCGCGGGCGACGCGGGCCTGCGCGCGGTCATTGACGGTACGGTGGGGAAGATCAAAGACTTCTTCCTGTTCCGTTCGCAGCTCGTCCCAAAGACCGGCAGCAGCCCGGTGACGACCCACAATATCGCCTTCACCAAGAGCGCTCTGGGGCTGGTGATCCGCCGGCTGCCGCAGCCGCTGCCGGGAACCGGCGCCATCGCGGAGTATGCCGATCTGGGCAACTTCGGGATGCGGGTGGTGATGAGCTATCAGCCAAACACGCTAGCCCAGCAGTTCACTGTGGACGTGTTGTACGGTTGCGGCGTGCTGCGCAACGTCTGCGGCGTGCAGGTGAACACCTAGGCGGGCATGGACGACGGAGTACCGGCCTTACTGGAAGGGGCAAGGCGGGGGCAGCGGCCAATTCCACAGCAGGAATTGGCCGCAGTCCCCGCTTTTCGGACTGGCAAAGACGATACAGGATTTTCGAGATAGGGAGAACAAGCAATGGATTTGAGGCTGTATTACCAGAAGATTCGCGAAGCTGCGGAGAAGATTGAGGACGAGTTTCCCGTTGTGATGAGCCGGGATACGGGCGACGGCGGCAAGGAAGGCACGCTGACCGAGGTGCCACGCCGTATCGCCGCGAAGAT